AATCTGGCGGGTGCCGTTCTGGGTGTTGAGGATTTTCAGTGGATACGGAGCCGGGTGCGTAAACTGGTGATCGTGCAGTCCCGCCTCCTCGGTGTATACGATAGCCTTGTAGTGCTGCATCACAGGCAGCCAGCCAGATGTAATCCCGGTGTCCTCGAACTTTACGCGCACAAGGCGTTTTTTCTTGTTCACATCGGTGACTTTTCCGATGCGAACATCGACGTTCACGTTCATCAGTCAGTAACCTCCCAGCGTATGACGGCCAGTGACTTGCGTCGTGTACCCGCCGGAGCAGGACACCGTGTGCTTAGACTGCTTCACGATGTACTTGCCATCCCACGGTCCGAACTGGTCAGCGTTGAACGTCAGTCCAGCAACTTTTCCGGGGTCGCCCGGATAGGTAAAACTCATCTGACGCTCATACTTGTTGTAGAGCCGGAGTTTCTTTGCAGCCAGTTCTTTTGCCTCCGCCTTACTTGTGACCGGGGCGTAGACTTCCAGTTGCTGGTTGGTCTTGCTCTTGGCATCATAGTCCTTGACATAGGCAATGCCCTCGATGGCCTTTCCGTCCGGTCCAACATAAGACACTCGGCAAGACGCGTACTGTGTTCCAGCCTGACCGAGCGAATGGCTATACTTGATATAGCTTTTGTCGCCCAGCGTGGTAGTCCACACAGCGTCCTTGCCCTCGTACTCCTGCTGGTCAAAGATGACGATTTTGCCATCAGTGCATTTCAGCGACAGCCCTGCATCGTGGCAAAGCTGCTGCAAAAAGTCGATATCGGAGCAGCGGTACTGCTCCACACGCTTGTACTCAGGGTCTTTCTTTGCAAGAAACTGGGTCGTCATGCCGTTCTTGGATGCCATTTCATTGGCAATGCCGGACAGCTTGTACTTTTCCCAGCCCTTGCTCTGCTTGGTCTGCCGGATCTGGCTCGTGTAGGGCAGCCCAATGGCCTTGATGGTGATAATGCCGGGAGGTCCAGACGCAACCACGCTGTCCAGTTCAAAGGTTCCACAGTCCAGTGCTTCATCTTTGCCATCACTGTGCCAGTTGCAGGCGGTGATGGTAGCCCGGATTTTCAAGCTTTCTTCTCCGCTGCCGGAGGAGGATCCAGAAGAGCCGCCGCCAGACTTGCCGGAGATCTCGCTGGCATCCACCCAGCCGTAGACGCGAGATGTGCCATCGGTGTGGATGACGTGGTACGGATGAAGCGCGCCCTGCTTGATGATGGTGATCTTGGCAGGTCCAGCCTTTGGGTTGCCATTTGCCTTTTTATCAGTGGATGCCTTATAGTGCGGACCACCAAGGAACTGCACCACATCGCCGACCTTGTAGCCATCGGAAGATGCAGCCGATACATCGCCGTCTATCATCTTCTGAAGCCAGCCGGTCATCCAGACACCATCACGGTCTTGGAGTTTGATTTGCAGATCATCGCTGGCATCTTCCTCGTTGTCCGTAAAGGACAGGGAGAGCAGGTAAGGAGCGATGCTGCTGGTAATATCCACACCGTCAAACTCCACCGTACACTCGGCATGGCGAGCAGTATTTTCATCGCTCATGTGACCACCTTCTTCCACGGTGGCAGGGTCGAACTGGTCTTGGTTTCGATTTCCGGGAGCGTCAAAACGATTCCGGCAGGAAACTCAAAATAGTTCAGATACTGCGAGTTCGCAGCCATCAGGCGGGGCGCAAGGGTGCAGCTGCCGAGCTGCGTGTATGCCACGCTGTCCCAGCGGTCGCCCTGCACGGTGGTGTAGGTTTTGCTCATGCGTAACCCCTCCTGAAATTATCGGTGTCGTTGTCGCTCACAATTTCCAGCACAGCTTCTCGGAGGTCGTCATTCTGGGCGTTCAGGACGCTTCGCAGTTCATCCGTATCTCGCATACCGTAGATGTGGTAAACAGGCGCAACGGTGATAGGAGCCGCGCTGCTGGTGTTGGAGCCACCAGATGCAGAGCCGCCGGGCCGCTGCACTTCCGTAACGGAGCGGGTTTCGCCGCCGTTGAAGTAGACCGAATTGCCGCCATTGACAGTTTCTACATATCGGTTGTACTCTTCACGCAGAGTCTGGGCTTCCTGCTCCTCACGGATGGCGTCCCGGACGGCAGACAGGTCAATCGCATTTGTGCTGGTGATCTGTTCCAGCTGCCGCGCCTCGTTGAACGCTGCGCGGGTCTCCGGCGCGGTCAGCACGGTTTCGCCGCCGTTGAAGTAGACCAGCTCCGGGCCGTTCTCGCCAACGATGGCAAAGCCCGGCGCAGCGGATTCCGTGCCGACTGCATAGCCGGGGATGTTTCCGTTCTTCTGGTCGATGTTGTAACGCTTATTCGCCCCGGCCAGCGCATCAGAGGCAGCGTTCGCCACCTTTTCGTACGCCTCCTTGACACGAGGCATCATGCCCTCTGCGCCATCGATAAAGCCCTGAACGGTGGACTGTGCGCTCTTCATGGCCTCGTCGTTCAAGTCCATGTCGGCCACACTGTCGGCTACGTTCTGCGCGATCTCGTCCATGGCATTGCTCATGCCAGTTTCGAGGTCGGCCATGCTCTCGCTGGTGGTTTTCTGTGCCTCCTGCAAGGAGCGGTAATTCTCGACCATCTTTGCGAGGTCGGAATCTGATGCAGCAGCCATGCCGGCGATAGCGTTCACAGAATCCTTGCTGCCATCGGCGAAGCTGGCGATAACGTCGCTCAAACCGTCAATATCGGCAGCGCGTTCGGTTAGGCTTTCGAGGTTCTGGTTGTAGTTGTCCCAGTAGGTGATCTGGCTTTCCAGCGCGGAGTTGATGCTGGATGCAGATGTGGCGACGACCTTCTCAGCGGTATCCCACAGGTCGTACTGCTTGCTGATGCTGTCATAGGCCGCATTGTAAGCGTCCGTGTATGCCGAAACGAGCTCCTGAATCTCCGCCTCGGCACTGTTGATAACATCGGTGACGGCCTGCTCCTGTGCAGCCACATCGTTTGCGCTGTTGGCGGCATCCTGCTGCGCTGCGTTCAGGGAATCGACTGCATCCTTGGCTTCCTGATACTCGGCCTCAGCTGCATCGATGGCTTCCTGATCCTTCTCCACGGCCTCGGTGTAGTTTTCGACTTCATGCTGGGCAGTGGCGAGGTCTTCCGAGTAGCCCATGTACTCGGTGCGCAGCTGCTGCACATCCTCGCCCATGGAACGCCAGGGAATATCCTGAACTGTGCCATAAGTGGACTTGAATTGTTCGTCCGTCATGCCGAGCGTGGAAAGCAACTTGCTGTAGGTTGCGTCCATGCCGGCATTGGCTTTTTCGACCTTTGCCTGTGCAGCAGCCAGCTTCGCTTCATTCGCCGCACTTTCGACCAGCACATCGTTGTACTGCTCGTAGATTCCGTTCAGGTACTCTTGCCGAGCCTGCGCTTTTACATCGTCCGCATAAGCATTCGCGTGCTGGCGCAGAGCTTCTGTGCCGCCCTTGATGGAGTCCGTTTCAAGATCAATATCATCAGCCAGACTGGGCACCAGCGCAGACAGACGGGCAAGGGTATCGTGATACTCAGCGTTCCAGGCAGTATTGCCGTTGGTGGCAGCTTCGATGGCCTCCAACTTGCTGATGTACTGGTCCGCGACACTGGCAGTGGCTTCCATGTTAGACAGCGTGGAATGGTAGGTGTCGCTGACCTCGTCCATGCTACTGCCCATATCGCGGGCTGCGCTGGTCAGTTCTCGCACATGCGGGACACCATCGTCTGCTGCGCCGGAAATTCCACCGATTACGGCAGCGAGAGCCGTTCCTGCAACGACAACGCCCGCAAGAACAGGAGCCGTCACTCCAAGGGATGCAGAGAACAGGCCCATAGCTGCGCTGCCAATTTTTATTGCCGCAGATGCGGCAGTCATAACGCCAAGGAGCCCTCCAAGAGCGACAGTTCCGGCCGCAACCGCCTTGACTACACCGGGATGTTCCTCAACGAAGCCCTGCATCCAGCCCAGAACTTTAGCCCCGACATCGTACAGCTTGGACAAAGTCGGGGTCAAATCCTCGCCGATGGCGATTTTTAGGCCGTCAGCGGCAGACTGCATCAGAACCAGCCTGCCGTTCATGTTGTCGAGCATGGTGCCCGCCATCTTGTCGGCAGACCCGGCGCAGTTGATCAAGGCTGCGGTGTAGTCTGAGAACGACTGCCCGCCCTCGGCGGCGGCCTCACTGCACCCGGCCATGATGGTTTGCAGCTTGGAATACTGGTTCGTGCCAGCGATGGTCTTGGCAAGGTTGGCCTGCTCTTGGTCGGTCAGGTCGCCCCAGACCCCGGCAATCCCGGTAAGGATGCTGGACAGGGACTGCATATTGCCCTGCGCATCGTAGATGTTCACGCCATAGTTCGCCAGTTCGTCACCGCACTTTTTCGTGTTGGTGGCAAGACGGGTGAAGATGGCGTTCAGGGCTGTGCCAGCCTCGCCGCCCTTAACACCTGCATTGGCCATGGTAGCCAGGACTGCGGTGGTCTCCTCAACAGAGTAGCCAAGGGAGGTGGCGGTAGATGCACACGCCTTGTATGCCTCGCCCAGCTGGATCACGTCCGTGTTGGAGTGAGCCATAGCGTAGGCCATCACATCGACAAAGTGAGTGGTGTCGGAGGCTTTCAGACCAAAGGCGGTCAGATAGTCTGTGACAATATCAGACGCCTGTGCCAAGTCCATATTGGCGGCAGCAGCCAGATTCAGCACCGGGCTGATGCCCTCCAGCATAGACTGGGTGTTCCAGCCTGCCAGAGCCATGTAAGACAAAGCGTCCGCAGATTCACCGGCGGTGAACTTTGTGCTTGCGCCCATCTCCTTGGCTTTATCGGACAGGGCTTCCAGTTCATCGCCGGATGCGCCGGACAGGGCTTCGACGTTGCTCATGGATGCCTCAAAATCACCTGTGGTGTTGATGCAGTCCATGTATGCGTCTTTGATTTCGCCGAGGGCTTTTGCGATGCCAGCCGTGGCAAGCACAGATTCAACGGCATCGAGGGCTTCGACAGATTTCTCGCCGAAGCCCTTTGCGCCCTCTCCGGCCTCGTCCATGGTCTTTTTGAGGTCAACCTGCTGGTCTTTCAGCTTATCGACCTCGGTTTCCAGCCGAGTGGTTTCTGCTGTCAGCTGCGTGGTGTCCACGCCAGCTTCCCGCAGGGTGTTCCCGGTGGCAGCCAGACGCTGCTCATAGGTGTGCAGGGAGGTCGTGGTCTTGTCGATCTGCGCCTGCTTGGAAATCAGCTTGTTTTCCAACGCAGAGGAATAGCCCTCGGTCTCCTGAATCTCTTTCTGGATGTTATTGTACTGCTGCTGCAAGACGGCCAGCCGCTGCTTGGTGGAGTCAACGGCCTGCTGCTGCTTCTGGTACGCGGTTATGTCGGACTGTACCTTGTTCAGCTGCTGGATTCTGTTCTGTGTTTCCACAAGGGCAGACTGTGCAGCCTTGAAGGTGCTGGAGAAGTTGCTGTTCTGTTTGGCGGACAGGTTGAACAGCAACTCCCATTCTTTTCGAGCCACTACTTCGCCTTTCTCGCCTTTTCGCGCTCGGCAACAATGGCATTGTTGGTATCAATCCATTGCCGCAGCTGATACAGAGGCATTGCAAGCCAGTATGGTGCAGGGGTGTTGTTGCCCTGCGCCATCAGAAGGGCTTGCCGCCGCAGCCACTCTCCACCATCATCAGTTACACATCCGACAGCATCAAAAAATTTCTTGCTTTGGTGCGGATGGTGTTGTAATCCCGAATGCTCATTGCGCCGATAACGTCAACGCCGATGGGCTGCGTACACGCCCGGCAAGCCATCCGAATCAGATATCCCGCACTCATGCTCGGCACGATAACCGGCTGGCGCAGAGCGGACATTTCAGCCTCGATTGCAAGCGAATCGTTGCCGGTCAGCTTGCCGAAGTCAAACGTCAGGGTGTCGTACTTCTTGCCCTCATACTCAAACGGCTGAACGAGCTTGTGGACGTACACATAAGGGTCGGTGGCAGCTTTGTTCGCAGCGGCGATGGCTGCATCGTACTCCTTATCGCTGATGGTGGTGTTCATAGCGGCTGCTCCTTTCGCAGTTAAAAAATAGGCCGGAGCCGCAAAATGCAGCCCCGGCACAACGATTGGCTCTGATTACTTGCCCAGCGCCTTGCGGACAGCTGCCAGATAATCCGTGCCGTTGATGTAGCAAATGAAGTTCAGCGGATCCAGTTCACGCACCTTCTTGCCATCGAGATAAGTTGCCCAGTAGCGGACAGCGTACTCGCCGGAGCCGTTGGCGGGAGTCGCCGGAGCGATAGTGCCGCCCTTGGTGGACTTCGGAATAACGACAAGAACGTGCTTTTCAGAACGAGCATCAATAGTGCCATTGATGGGATCCTCATACTGAACAGGAACACGCAGATCAATCTGGTGGCGGCGAATCTCGGACAGCTTGATGGACTGTGCCGTAGTGGTGCGAAATTCCAGACCAAGGGTCATTGCTTCGAGATGACCCAAAATAACGGCATCAATGTTGCCGCCGATGCCGGCGCCGGAGATAGACTGCGTCAGAAAAGTCACATCAGGCAGTGTAGCTTTTGCCATTCCCGCATACTCAATGCTGTCTTCGTAGACAGCAAAATTGATAATGCTCTGATCGATTGCCATAGTAGTACCTCCTCTTTAGGACTGGAGTGCGCTGGTCACATAGTCAGCGTCATACTCCAGCACGAAGTCGATTTCCTGCGCCGGAGAGGGCGGGGTCATGTAGACGTGCAGCTTGATTTTGCCAGCCATCAGGCTGGTCAGGGGGTTCTCGCTTTCCAGCATCTCCACGCGGGCACCCAGCAGGTAGCCTGCGCCAACCAGACCATTCAGCCAGATGTTTGCGCTGTCCAAAATGGTGTCAATCAGGCGGCGGTTCATCGGCTTGTCCAGCTTAGACCAGAAAGTCTTGATAAGCGTGTTGGAAACATAGTCGAACATCCGGCTGATGGGGATGAAGTAGTCCTTCACATCAGTGGATTTCGGGTATGCCAAAGTGTAGTTACCCCAGAAAGTCCAGCCGCCCATGAAGTTCAGGAATGTGCAGATACCTGCGTTGTTCAGGACGTTGGCCTGATTGTAGGTCAGGTTGATGGCATTGCCATCGTCATCGCACAGGCCGTCAATGTGAACGGTCTTGTTGGAGGGGCTTTCATACGGGATGCCGGAGTTTCCGGTATCCGTTTCTGCCACAGTGCCAGCGGCGACGGTGGAGGCGTGGAACTTCAAATCGCCGAGGGTGCCATTAGGCCAGCAGCCGATGGACTTCCCCTCATAGGTGCCACTGTTCTTCGCCTGAACTGCTGCGGTATAAGTCTTTGCGGAAATATCCACAAGAGCCTTGCCATGGAACATGCCGTTGATTGCGCCAGCCTTTGCAGCCATAGCGGCGGCAACGGTCGCATCGTTGGAGAAGCCGGGGGCCAGAATCAGATCCGGCACGATGCCGAACATGGTCAGGCACAGCTCAATCTGCTCCACGGCAGCGGCCACGCCAGTGGCCTCGGCGGTTTCGCCGACAGGCAGGAAGATGACAGGCTGGCACTGGCACAGCTTGAAGTGATAGTACATCACCTCGCAAACGGTGTACTTCTTCCAGTCATCGTCATAGCCCAGCTGCTCCACGGCCTCGGAATAGCTGGTGCACAGCACAGGGGTGCCAGCGGTTGCAGCGGTGCCAGTTGCCTTGGACAGCGGCGCTGTACCGACGACAAAGGGGATGCCGCAGGTTGCGGCGTTCGGGGTCGCCACGGCGGTGTCGGCGCGGCTGACGTTAATACCATGATCTGCCATAGTATGTAATCCTCCTTACTTGGATTTGGCGAGCATCCGGGCATACGCAAGGATGGCCTCGCCGCGTGCTTTTGCCTTTTCAGGCGTAGTGTTCAGTTCGGCCACATCGATGATGAAGTCGGCCACGCCGGGATATTTCTCGGTGGCAATCTTCACATCGTCACGGTTCACAGCCTCCGCAGCAGCGCAGGGGTAAATCGTGTTTTTCTGGATATAGCCCAGAATAGACGGACCGGCGTAAATGGAAACGCCGGGCTTGCTCTGCGCAGGCTCGGCGTTTACGGTGGTTTCGGCGGGCTGTTCCGCCGCGGTCTTTTTTACCGCCATAATTTGA